TTTGACGACAAGGGCAACGTGGTTATGCCTAGGGTGGTGCTTGATAAAATCCTATTCATAGCCAGTGATGAACTACCGGAGGGTGAACAGTGAGTACGTACTGTATAAAGACTATTGAAACAATAGAGCACGCCTACCGTATCTCTGCAGAAACAGAGGACGAAGCGTTGGCACTACTGAAGACAGAAATTCATGATTCAGAGTACAACTTCATAGATGAAAAGTTCCGAAGCATTGAACTAGAGGAGGGCGAGTGAAACAACCGGACAACGGCCACGCGAAACACTTCGGCAACGACGGACCCATAGGTAACGACGCTGAGATCATTGTGTACTATGAGCAACACGGGCCAGCAGAGCCAGTCCTACGCATACCTTTTTGGTACTGTAAGGACGAACTAGGGTTGTTTGAAAACTTTGAGGCGTCAGTACGCAGGACAGCCAAGGCACTCGCAGAGTCCTACACGTACTGGCCCGAAGGGTACGTCCATGTGCAGACAATTATTAACGAGGAGTACGTGAATATAGTTTGATTCCACAGCAAAAGTAGTGTATACTATTAGTATGTCTTGGGCAAAATCCAAGACTAAACCAAAGCAACCAATGCCGCGCCTAGCGGCGACTACGGAGATTATTCCATGACAGCAACAACAGTAGAAGGCGTAGTCAACTTCAGCAACCTGACTGCACATGACGTATTCAACGGTCAGTCAACTGGAGCCTACTCCATGACAATCACATTGTCAGAAGACGACGCTGCAGAGCTTGCAGCCAACGGTGTCAAGATCAAGGACTACCAAGGTAACAAGCAACGCAAGTTTAAGTCAAAGTACGAGATCAAGGTCTTTGACGACCAAGGCACACCCTACACCGGAGAAGTTCCATACAACTCCAAAGTCCGCCTGAAGTACAAGCTGGGTCAGCCTCACCCAGTGCATGGCGTAGCGACCTACCTTGAGGCGGTCAAAGTCTTAGAAGAAGCAGAAATGACTACGGTTGATGCCGCAGACTTCTAAGTTCCTCAGACACGAGAGTTGTCCGGAGTGCGGTTCTTCGGACGCTCTCGCTATTTACAGCGACGGGGGCCAACATTGTTTTGGTGCCGGTTGTGATTATCACGTTCACGGTGGAGACCATGGCATGACCTCAGAACTACCTAAGGCCAAGCCCCTGAATTTCAAGGGAGTGGTCTCAAGCATACCCCAACGGCGCATATCTCAGGACACCTGTGGGCGCTACGGGGTCACCGTGGAGTACTCTTCCACAGGTGAAATAGAGAAGCACTACTATCCCTACTACGACCTGTCTACGGGTGACCTGTGCGCGGCAAAAGTACGCGAGGTCAAGACAAAAGGGTTCATGTCCATGGGGGACGTAGGCAACGTCGGATTCTTCGGGCAACAACAGTGCAACAGGGACACCTTCATCACGATTACTGAGGGCGAGTTGGACGCCTTGGCAATCTATGAAATGTCAGGGAAGTCTTGGGACGTCGTCTCGTTACGCTCTGGTGCATCCAATGCGGCCAAGGAGATCAAGGCCCAGCTAGAGTGGCTCGAAGGGTACGACACAGTGGTACTCTGCTTTGACAATGACAAGGCAGGAGACGAAGCAGTAGAGCAGGTGAAGGACCTCTTCAGTCCTGACAAGCTGAAGATCTGCAAGCTACCGCTAAAGGACGCCAGTGACATGCTCATGGCAAACAGGGTCAAGGACTTTACGCAACACTGGTGGAATGCGAAGGTCTACAGGCCCGACGGTATCGTCGCCGGTACTGACACATGGGACAAGCTGGTAGAAAAGAGAAACGTCAAGTCAATACCTTATCCATGGGAAGGCCTAAATCACATCACAAGAGGACACAGGCCGTATGAACTCGTCACGATCACTAGCGGCAGTGGTATGGGAAAGTCCCAATTTATCAGAGAAATCGAGTATGATCTTCTACGCCGATGCGAAGGCAATATTGGAGTCTTGGCGCTTGAGGAGGATCTGGCCCGAACAACGCTTGGTATCATGTCGGTGGCGGCAAACAGGCCCCTTCACTTGGAAGAGGACACGCCTGTGGACGAACTTCGACCGTTTTGGGAGACCACACTGGGAACAGGACGTTACTACCTATTTGACCATTGGGGGTCAACGTCGGCTGATAACCTGCTCGCCCGTGTTCGCTACATGGCAAAAGCACTTGACTGCCGGTACGTCATACTGGACCACCTGTCCATCGTCGTCAGTTCTCAGGAGTCAGGGGACGAACGGAAAGCCATTGACGAAATCATGACCAAGCTACGGACTCTGGTGGCTGAGACGGGAATTTGTCTGTTCCTCGTGTCACACCTCCGGAGATCCCAAGGCAAGGCCCATGAGGACGGTGCTCAGATCAGCTTGGGTGAACTCAGAGGTAGTCAGGCCATCGCTCAGCTGTCAGACATAGTCATCGGCATGGAACGAGACCAGCAGCATGAAAACGAGGATGTCCGGAACACAACCACGGTTAGGGTTCTCAAGAATCGGTACACCGGCGAAACCGGACCTGCCTGTTGGCTGGCGTATGATCGTTCCACAGGTCGTCTGTCGGAAGTCGCTAATCCACACATAGGAGATGATTTTTAATGAATCAAAAAACCATTGTTTATAACCACATAAAAGAAAAAGGTAGTATAACTTCTAAAGAAGCTATTTCTTTATATAACATAACTCGTCTTGCTGCTATTGTTGGTTTTTTAAGGGAAGACGGTATTGAAATAAAAACAGAGTTAGAAGGTCCTAGATCTTTAGCTAGATACTCTTTTGGTGTGTCTGATCCTATTCAAATAGAACTCACTTTTAGGGAAGAAGTTTTAGAATTAGATGAATAATTTTATTTATCTTGACTTGGAAGCCGACGGCCTCAACCCTACGCGCATCTGGTGTGTCGTGACACGGGAAAACGGAGTAAACACTGTACACAAGGACCCAGACACCCTCTGTAAGGCTCTAGAAGGCTCTGTAAGCGTCGTAGGCCACAATCTGATAGGGTACGACCTCCCAGTGCTAAAACGTCTCTGGGGCGTTTCTGTGGCCCCTGAGTGCATAGTGGATACTCTGGTGTTGTCGCGCTTGTACGACCCAAGTCGTGCCGGTGGACACTCCCTGAAGGTCTGGGGTGAGCTTCTGGGCTTCCCCAAAGGTGACCACGACGATTGGTCCTGCTTATCTACTGCTATGATTGAGTACTGTGAGCGTGACACAGAGGTCACAGAGGCCGTACACAAGCAGCTAGTTAAGGACATGGCGGGGTTCGACCAGCGGTCCATCGACTTGGAACACAAGGTGCAGTACGCTGTACAACAACAGGAGAGAAACGGATGGTTACTTGACCAAGAGTTAGCTCATGACCTTTTAGCAACATTTAAGGAGAGAATGAATGAAATTGAAGAAGAATTACAGGAGAAGTTCCCGCCTATCATACATCAAAGGTGGTCTGAAAAGACAGGTAAACGCCTTAAAGATAGAGTTGAGATATTCAATGTTGGTTCTAGACAGCAGATTGCGAGGCGCTTATCGACGCTTGGTGTCGTCTTTCAGAAAGTTACGGAGAAAGGAAATCCCATCGTTGACGAGGCTGTTCTAGACACCATTGACCTGCCAGAGGCTAGGTCCATTAGTGAGTACTTGATGCTACAAAAGAGATACGCACAAGTCCACTCATGGCTAGAACATGTGCAGGACGACGGGAGAGTTCATGGCCGTGTCATTAGCAACGGTGCAGTCACTGGACGTATGACCCACCAGAGTCCCAACATGGCTCAGGTCCCAGCAAGCCACAGCCCCTACGGGCACGAGTGTCGCTCCTGCTGGACTGTACCTGAAGGGAAGGCTTTGGTTGGCTTCGACGCTTCTGGGTTGGAACTTAGAATGCTGGCACACTACATGGACGATAAGGAGTTTACTAATGTCCTCCTCACCGAAGATATACACACAAGAAATCAACTGGCTGCGGGGCTTGAAACAAGACCTCAAGCTAAGACTTTCATCTACGCTTTCCTCTACGGAGCAGGAGACGCAAAGATTGGAACCATCGTTGGAGGAAGCGCAAAGGACGGCGCAGATCTTAAACGACGATTTCTATCAAATACACCTTCTCTTGAAAGTTTACGAGACCGCGTTGCTAGAGCATCTGGGCGAGGCTATCTCACAGGACTTGATGGACGTAGACTTCGAGTTCGATCTGAACATGCTGCACTAAACACATTGCTTCAGGCGGCAGGGGCTATCGTGATGAAGCAAGCCTTGGTCACTTTGGACGACTACGCACGACAGTGGAAACTTGACTATAAATTCATAGGTAACATACATGACGAAGTACAATCGGAGGTGGCTGCAGACCAAGCAGAGAAGTATGGCTGGCTCGCAGTGGAGTGCCTCAAGGCGGCAGGTGTGGAGTTCAACCTCCGATGTCCCCTTGACGGAGAATACAAAGTTGGAACAACGTGGGCAGAAACTCACTGAGGTAAACGTATGAAGAGCGTGTACACATTAGTAGACGACATCTACAAACTGATGGAGACGAAAGAAGTAGCAGAAGGCGTGGACTTAGAGTCTGCTATTGAGACCTTCGGTGAGAACGTCAAGGACCTCATGCGTAAGGAGTTTGGTGAAAAGCGAAGCGACAACCGCAAGCTACGTATGTCCAACATCGGACGCGAGGACAGGTATCTTTGGAACGTCTACAATGACGTAGAGAAGTCCGACGACATACAGGGTCATACCTATGTCAAGTTTCTCTACGGTCATCTCATTGAGGAGATGCTACTGTTCCTAACTAGAGCCGCAGGTCATGAGGTAACGGATGAACAGAAAAAGTGTGAAGTTAACGGTATTACAGGTTCGATGGACTGTAAAATCAACGGTATTGTTACTGACGTTAAGAGTGTGTCAACTTATGGGTTTAGGAAATTCAAAGACGGCACACTGGCTTATGACGACCCATTTGGCTACGTGGCTCAAATTAAAGGATACGCGTATTCAGAAGGTGCTTCTAAATTTGGATGGTTAGCCATGGACAAGCAGAACGGTCACCTAACGTACCTCCTGTACGATCAGGACGACACTCAGGCTCCTGTCTATGACCTTATCAAGTACGACATTACGGAGCGTATTGACCACGTAAAAAAGCTAGTGGAGCATCCAACCCCACCCGACGTATGCTACGGTACTATCGACGATGGAAAGAGTGGGAACCAGAAACTCGCCGTCGGATGCTCCTACTGTTCCTACAAAAAGGTATGTTGGCCTACCGTTCGCGCCTTCGCCTACTCCTCAGGTCCAAGATATTTAACGGAGGTTATCAATGAGCCGAAGGTCCCAGAGATCACGCTTTCGTAGCACATTTGAAGAAGACGTTTCTAAACTACTAAAAGGTTTTGACTATGAACCCTTCACCGTCCCCTACACTATTCAGCGCAGTTATCGTCCTGATTTTGTTCACAGCGCCTCTGGTGTTCTCGTGGAGTGTAAGGGGTACTTTAGAGACGGAGACACCAAGAAGTACACCAGCATCAGAGATAGTCTGCCAGCAGGACAAGAGCTTGTCTTCGTACTGATGCAGCCAAACAAGAAGATACGCAAGGGGGCTAAAATGACTATGTCAGAATGGTGTGACAAAGAGAACATTTTATGGTATACTATAGAGACACTACAGGAGTTGATTGACCATGTCGCTAACACTAGAGGAAGTTAAGGAACGCCTCTTGAAAACCTTTGACCCAGACGACCTACTGGAGGCCCTACAGATAACCTCAGAGCAGATACTGGAAAGGTTTGAGGACAAGCTAATCAACAGACTAGATGTGTTTGAACAAGAGCTAGAGGAAGAAGAGAATGAGTATTGATGACGCGACTCCCGAAGAGTGGGACACAGTTACAGCATTGAACAACTTGTCCATAAGGAAACCTAAGAAGGTAGACCCTGTGGAGCAACCTGACCACTACAACAAGGGAGCAATCGAAGCCATCGAAGCAATCAAAGCGTCCATGCCTGAACAAGAGTTTAGG